ATTATACATTGCATGAACATTTCCTTTTTTAATTGCTTGTTTATAATATTTTTTTGATAATTTTTCATCATACTCACAAGAATTATAATAGAATCCCTTATATGTTAAATAATCATCATCTTCACACTCTTCATCAATTATATTCTTTCGAAATAATTTATATATTTTTGTAATCATATTCCGATCTTTTGGCACATCATAATTATAATTATATTTTAATAATACAGATATTAGTTTTTTTTCAATCTTATCTATTTTTTTATTTTCTTTCAATTCATTATCTTTATCTTCAATTGGTTCAACTTGATCAATTAGTACCATATTTTCTATAGCTTTATTATCCATATAATATTATATAAAATTATTGTTATATAAAATTTTTATATCTTTGATTTTTATATATTTTTAATATATATAATGACAAAATATATATTTATAACTGGTGGTGTTATGTCGGGTATAGGAAAAGGTATTATTATAGCATCATTGGCAAGTCTTCTTCAAGAAAATGGTATTAAATTAACAATAAAAAAAATGGATCCTTATTTAAATATTGATGCTGGTACAATGAATCCATTTGAACATGGTGAAACATTTGTAACTCAAGATGGTTTAGAAGCTGATCTTGATTTAGGCCATTATGAAAGATTTACAACTATAAAAACTAATAAAAATAGTTTAATAACATCTGGAAAGATATATCAGTCTATTTTTGAAAAAGAACGTAAAGGTGAGTACCTTGGTCATACAGTACAAATGATACCACATGTTAGTAATGAAATAAAAGCTTTTATTCAACGCGATTCTTCAAAATACGATGTAATTTTAATTGAAATTGGTGGCACAGTTGGTGATATAGAAGGTATGATACATACTGAAGCGATTAGACAGATGATTGGTGAATTTGGTAGAAAAAATATAGTTAATATTCACCTTACATATATACCATTCTTAAAAGTATCTGATGAATTTAAAACTAAGCCTGCACAAGATTCTATTAAAAAACTTATGCAAGCTGGAATTATTCCAGATATAGTAGTATGTCGTTATGAAAGTGATGACACACCAAATTTTGCTAAAAAAATATCTTTATTTTCAAATGTTGATGAAAAAAATGTTATAATGGCACCAAATATTGATAATATTTATAAGTTACCATATATATATTTTAAACAAGGATTTCATAAAAATGTTATGAATTTATTAAAACTTAAAATTAAAAATCCTGTGAAAAGTAAATGGAAAACTATGTATAATACTATTTCAAATTTAAAAGATACTATAATCGTAAATCTAGTTATTAAATATGGATATAAAGATGCATATATATCGCTCGTTGAAGCTCTAAAACATGCAGCATATGCAATTAATAAAGACATTGAATTTAATTTTATTGATGCCCGTAATCTACACGAAAAAGATCTATTAACATTACTTAAAAAAATTAAAGGAGGTATATTAGTTCCTGGTGGTTTTGGTGAAGCTGGTGTTGAAAATAAAATTGTTGCAATTGAATATGCGCGTAAAAAAGATATTCCTTTCTTAGGTATTTGTTATGGGATGCAACTTATGGTAATAGAATATGCAAGACACATTCTTAATATTAAATATGCGACAACTGCAGAAATTGATCCAGAAAATAAATTTCCCCATATTGTTCATATTATAAATGAAGCTGAAACTAATTTAGGAGGAACTATGAGATTAGGAGATTATGATGGAATAATTAAAAAGGGATCAGTTGCACAAAAAATATATGGTTCTCTAAAATTTACCGAACGTCATAGACATAGATATGAAATAAATACAGAATATAAACCAGCTCTCGAAAAAGATGGTTTAATTTTTTCGGGTACTTCTGATAATGATAAATATATGGAAATTGCAGAAATACCTACAAATAAATTTATGGTTGGTGTACAATATCATCCAGAATTAAATTCCACAATATTTGAACCTAATCCAGTTATTTTAGGATTTATTAAAGCGATTGATAAATATGGAATTGAATAATTAAAAGATACTTATATATAAAAATTAAAATATTTATATATATAATATATACTAAATGGTTAAAATAGGAATACATATATTCAGAAGAGATCTACGTCTACAGGATAATGTTGCTTTACATTTATTAAGCAAAGAAGTTGATAAAATTTTACCAATCTTTATTTTTGATCCATTTCAAATTAATCAAACTACTGAAAATTCGTCATATCGTTCTGATCCATCTGTAAAACTAATGATTGAATCACTTGATGATTTAAATGATGCATTACATAAAGAAAAATCAAAACTATTTTACTTTTATGGAGATCCATCAAGTGTACTAGATAAATTAATAAAATCAATTAAACCGTTTGTAGTTTCTTATAATGCAGATTTTAGTAAATATTCAATCAAAAGAGACAAAGATATGGATGCAGTATGTAAACATCATAAGATCGAATTAATAAAATTTATGGATGATTTAACTTTAAGTAAGATGGAGGAGTTTTTAAATAAAGATAAACCTTATAAGGTATTTGGAGCTTATTTAAAACATGCCGTGAAAGTTAAAGTTAGAAATGAAGTAAATAAACCGAATAATTTTATGGGATCAACTACGTCAGTTGCTGGACAATATACTTCAGACATCTCAAAATTTTATGATAAAGATACTAATATTATAATTAAAGGAGGTAGAAAAGAAGCATTAAAAATTTTAAATCATATGAAGGATTTTAAATCGTATGCTAAGGATAGAGATGATTTAGTTTATCAAACTACACATTTATCAGGATATCTTAAATTTGGAGCAGTTTCAATAGTAGAATGTTATAATGCAATGAAAGAATCTAAGATTCCAGATTTATTAAAACAATTATATTGGAGACAATTCTTCTTTATCCTAGCTAGATTTAACTATAATCAATATGGACATGTTGATGAATTCTTCTCTCATATTAAATGGCGAAATGATATTAAAGAAGCAAGAGCTTTATGGGAAGATGCAGCGACTGGTTATCCAGTAGTAGATGCAGCAGTTAGACAACTTCAAGATGAAGGTTATATGCATAATCGTGGAAGACTCATCGTGTCTAGTTTTGCAGTTAAGATATTACATCAAGATCCACATGAATGGAAAAATTATGGCGGTCAACATGTTTTTAGTAGACTATTATATGATAATTGTTATGCAAATAATTATGGAAATTGGAATTTTACAATTGGGCCATATGATTTAGGTGGATATAGATTTGGAAAAGCTGGTACTAAAGGAGGCCGTTTAATTAATCCAACTGATTATAAAAAATGGGATCCAAAATTAGAATATGTTCGTAAATATATTCCTGAACTAAAAGATGTACCAGATAAAGATGTATTTAAATGGTATACAAATTATAAAAAATATCCAGATGTTAAGTATCCTGGCCCAATTGTAGATTTTAAAGAAAGAAAAGATGAATGGTATAAATTAACTAAAAAGTGATAGAAAATAAAAAATGAATTTTAATTTATTTATTAATAAATTAAAATATGCATTAAAATCCAAATTAATTTAATATGGTATCTGTAAGTTTTATATATTTATGGTATATTTCAATAATAATAATTATTACTAATAGAATATTTCAAATGTTATCAAAAGATGATTTAAAAATAGTAATATTTTCATTATTTGCAGTTTATGCATATGTTCAGAGTATGACTTTACACCTTCATCAAAAAGAAGGATTTGAAAATTTATTTGGATCAATTATATCGATATTAATTGTATATTTATGGTCATGGATTTAGATTATAAATCATGTAGTAATATAACTATATTTGAATCATGTATTACTAATTCATCTTCTTCATCAGAACTATCTTCTCCTTCGTCAGAACTTTCATCATCTATATCATCATAAATTTCTTCAGGCTCTTCTATTTGTTCAGTTTCTTCTAGGAGCGGCTCTATTTGTTCTTGATTTAATTCACTTGGATGTATTTTTTTTACCATTAATGGATGTTTTGCAATTAGACAAAATGGACATTTCAAAAGAAATGGATGATTATAACATTTGTGACATATATTATGATTATGACCCATACAATCAAATAAAATTAGTTTCTTATTTTCATAGCAAACCACACAATCTCCAGTAATTGCATATTTTTCTTTATTAGTAATAAATTGTTTCCTTAAGTTCATCTTAGAATTATATGCTTCTATATTTAATATAGCTTCGCTTGTATTAAAGTTATTTAATTTTAAAAATTTGTTACAGTAAGAAATTAAGAAATCAAGATTATCTTCTTTCTCATATTTAAAAATTATACTTAACAGAGTTATTAATGCAGTATCTCTTTTCTTCATAAGGTACTTAGATGAATATATTTGTTTTTCATTTTCATAACTATCTAAAAATAAGATAATATTTTGCTTACATTTTTCATAATTAAAATTATTTTCATAATAATAATAAGCTAATTCTAGATAACCATTAAAATAATTATTTTTTATTGCCATATCAAAATATTTCTTAGCTAGACCTACATCATTATCTATATATAAATAGTGATAACCTAAACAATTCATTGACTCAGGATCATTCAATTTAATTGCCATTTTAAGATATTTTATCTTTTTAGTATATTTTTGTGATACATTATAATTAGATGCAAGATTATACATTGCGTGAACATTACCTCTTTTAATTGCTTTCTTATAGTACTTACGTTGTAGAATAAAATTATTTTTAATCACTCCATAGTACCATGCTAAATATGTCAAATAATCACTATCTTTACAGAAGTTATCAATTTTATTATACTTATATAATGCATATATTTTTCTAATCATAGAAATATCTGACGGTTTATCATATATATAATTATATGTTTCAAGTATTTTAATTAATTCTTTTTCTAATTCATCAGTTGTTTTTAATAGATCTTGATTTATCATTATAATAATATAATTATATTATTATATAAATTCTATACTAAACTAACATTTATAATTTTATTTTCTTTATTTCTTAATAAACAAGTTGAAAATGGTTCTGAAATTGAATAAACTACATAATATTGACCAGTTAAGAAACAATCATTGTGTAATATATATGGTGGTATATACGTCGCATATCCAAATGGTATTCTAAAACAGCTAATATGATATTTATTTCCTTCTATCTTTTTTGCCAACATTATTCCACCATCTGATTCTAAAAATATTGGCATATGAAAATGTGGATTTTTATGATATTCTAAATAGACACCACCTCCATAATCAGGATGTAGAATATAATCCTTAATATAATTACTACCAATATCTACAATACATAATGGTAAATTATCAGTTGTTTCAAAATTGATTCCATCATTTATTTTTAATAGTTTTACATTATAATATGCTAAATTTTCAATAGTAGCATACTGAATTGGAACAATCATTTGATTTAGATCTATTTCAAATTTACTAAATTCTCCTAAAATATTTGCATCTTTATGATCAATTTGTATTTTTTTATCTGATTGCCATTCACCAAAAAATTCTAGATATTTTGGTATATCTATTTTTTTTTCTCTTTGATATACGGGATTAGATCGTAATAATAATTCTGTACCATTAATAGTAACTTTATAAGATAATCCGCATAATATTTCATCTATAATTGAGATTGTTTTCATATATGAATCTTTTGAAATTCCCTTTCGATCAACAATAATATTTGGATATATATCTATTAAATAAGACATAACTTATCTTATATAAAATACTATATTTGTTTTATTTTATATTATTTTATATTATTTATATTATTATATAAAATAATATGAAGAAAATAGCATTTTGTTTCTTAATATATGATATTATAAATCATGAAGAAATCTGGAATATTTTTTTTAAAAATATAGATACTAATAAATATAATATTTATATTCATTATAAAACAAATGTTCCATTAAAATATTTTGAAGAGTATAAATTGAAGAATTGTATTAATACACAATGGGGTCATATATCTTTGGTAAAAGCTCAAAATATTCTATATACAGAAGCATTAAAGGATACCCAAAATGAACACTTTATCAATATATCTGGATCATGTATACCGCTTAAATCATTTGATTTTATTTATAATTATTTAAGTACTAATTCATCATATTTTAATATGATGGATATTAAAGGGCACAATTTTCTAAGATGTAATGACTTATTAAAATATATCAATAAAGATTATATAAAGAAATCTAGTCAATGGTGTATCCTTAATCGTAAACATACTATAAAAATGATTGATAATGTTGATTATATCGAATGGTATTCAAAAATGTCATGTCCAGATGAACATTGTTATATAACAAATATTTATAGATATAACTTACAGGATGAAATAATTACTACTGAAGGTTTTAAGTGTGAAGCAACAACGTTTGTAGATCATACGCCATTTCATTGTCATCCTAAGTCATTTAATGAAATATCTGATAATGATTTAATTTATTTATTACAAAGTAAATCTTTATTTGCAAGAAAATTTGATAAAGAATGTAATTTATTAGATAATAATAAATATATCAATTTAATATCAACTTTGAAACTTTAGTTTTTAAAAATAAATTAATCTTTATCTCTTGGTAAACTCATCATTAAGTATAATAAGCCTAGAAATATTATTGTATGTAATATTAAACCAAATGAAGTTGGACATCCATTTGGATCAGAAACTTTAGCATATGAACCAATTAAAGAGTTTACAAATGAAAATACTTGTGGAGATGCTAATAGGAAAAATGCCAATGCACTATAAAGAGAATACTTGAATTTTAAACCAGGATTTTTATCAAATTTACTAGCAGTACTAGTAATTGCTTTCTTGATAGGATCTGTTAATGATGCTGCTGATCTTGGAAAGTCTGACATGTATGTATATATATTCTAATATAAATTAAAAATTGAATTCTTTAAATTATAATAACATATAATTATAATGTATATAATTATTAAGTATATACAATGAATTATATATCGCTTGGATCAACATGTTCCGTAGCATATCAATTGCAAAAGCTTGGACTCAAAAAAGAGTCACTTCCTTTTGATTGGATTAGATGTCCGAATATTTTATCAGTATTGCAACTAATTTCCATGAATTTTTGTGGATTTCTTGCGAACGTTACCTATCTAAAAGATGAAACTAAGTTTCCATTTATAGATGATACACTTGATAACTTTGATAATATTTCGGAAAAGAATACAAAAATTTATTATAATAATCTATTATCTATTGGATTTTATCACGATTTCAAAGAAGGAGTTACTATTGAAATGGTCAATGAAAAATATCAACGAAGAATTAAACGTTTTTATGAACTTATAAAGACTCCATCAATCTTTATTAGGGATGAATTAAAGTTTAACACTGTTGATATTCCAGTTTATAATAAACTATACGATGAACTTTGTAAATATAATTCAGATAATCAATTAATCTTAGTTATCAATACATCAAAATCACAATTTGATCTAACAGGATTAAATCCGAGAATTAAGATTTTTTTAGATAAAGAAAAAATAAAAGAATGGCAACATCCAGCGATTGTTCCGTTCATTAGAGGATTATCATCATATTAGTAAGTTAGTAAATTTGAGATAATATAAGTGATACTGCAACAGAAACATTCACTGATTTCCTTGCTTCAAACTGTACAAATATTTTACACAAACTTATAATTTGTTTTGGTATACCAGATAATTCAAATCCAAATACTAAAATACTATTATTTAATTCATTTATACGTTTATTATAATCAAACGTAATTGCATCTTTATGCATATCAATACCAACTATATTTTTATTTTTATCTTTATAAGTATGATTATTTATAATATTTATAATATCTCCAAGATCATAATTTTTAATATTATATTCTGTACATAATTTTCTTATATTTATATAATCAACTTTTTTACTATTATCATATGGATCTGGTAGACATATTATTAAATTATCTAATTTATAACTTTCAATTAACTGATTTATTCTATGTACATTTGGTACCTTTTCGATGCAAACAATAAATAGTCTATCTTTACTTGATTGTAGATAATCTAGATCATAAGATGCTATTTGATATATTATTGGTGAATATACATTTACAAAATTAAGATTTTCATAATCTATTAATATATAATTTTTTGTAGAATTAAAATTATTAAATAAATTTGGATTATATCTATTTTGATGTATATAAAAAGGAATACAATTAATTAATTTTAAATTTACATCTTCTTGTTTACATATATTAATATATGAGTTTGATAATAAACCTTGTTCAACTTGTTTTTTATATAATTTATTATTTGAAATATGATCTGATAATACTATATAGATAGCTGGAAGTATAGCAGATGATGTTGATACATATATTATCTGATCAATGATTCTTTTTATATTTAATGAATTGGTACCTTTATAAGAACTCATATCGATTATAATTAATATTTTTGTTGGATTAATCTTTGTTAGTAGACTAACAATTGTACGAATAAATGATCCTATTTGATATGTATGTTCATAATTATTTATAACATTTATTTTAAATTTTAAGTCAAATGTTGATATATTTTTTTTAAATTCTCCAGTTTCTTTATTATATGAAATATATAATTCATCTGATAAAGATCCACGTATTAATTCTGTTTCAATCCTTCGTTTAATTGATTCAACTTTAATTAAATATGTGCTTTCCATCTTATAATGTTAAAATTAAAAATTATTATACAATAATTTTTAATCAATTTTTTAAATGATTGAACTTTTTACTTTTGATGCATCTTTAGCAAGTAATTTTGCTAATCTATCATCTAATGATTCCTCAGATTTCTTTGATATTAATTTATTTTCAACTTGTTGTACGAGTGTAGGTGTCACTTGTTGTGTTTGTTGTATTTGTTGTGTTTGTTGTAAATTTGTCTGTTTTTCATCACCTTTTATTCCACGTTCAATACTCTTGATAAATGCTCCTTTAAAATCATAAGTACCAGTATGAGTTAAATTACAACTCAAATCTACCCAAATTTCACCTTCCATTCCAAGCCATCTTTGACAAAATGCATAGTCCTCTGATAGATATCTTCTAGATTTAGGATCAATTATACAATCAAATAATGCATAAAAATAATCCTTATTTCCATGTTGATCATATCCGCCTACATCATTTATATACTTAAGGTGACTAAATTCGCGAGCCATCTTTTCAAGTACTTCTCTTTTAATTAACATAAATCCTGTAGCAGCATATGCAACTTTCATAAATCCATTTTGAATTGGAATTTTATGTGCATCTTGTGTATGTTCAGTAATTATATTAACAGCATAATCATAACAAGCAGGTTCAATGTACTCTGTTTCTACAATTCCTTCTTTAACCGTACTTACAACTTTTTCCCAATTAATACCTTTTTTAGGATAGCATCCTCCGACAACATCCTTATTTGCAGTTAACATTCTAATTACATTTAATGGATTAAATGAAACATCACTATCTATAAAAAATAAATGTGTATATTCTTTTTTAGCTAAAACTAGTGAAACATAAAAATTTCTTGCACGAGTAATTAAACTTTCATTACCAATTGTTAATATATCTAATTTAACTCCATTTGTATCACATAATCTTTGTAAATTTAAAATACTTTGTGTATAGCCCCGCATCATTTGTCCTCCATAACAAGGCGTTGCTAATAGTATATGGAAATTATTTTTTTCTTCAGACATAATCAATATATATTTAATTTCTTATATAATTTAATTGAAAATTTATATAAATATCTATATATGGGAATCGAAAGATTTTTTAAATCTATAAATTCATTATATGCAAATCAAATAATTAAACCAATATATATTAATAATTCAGTTACTCATTTTTATTTTGATTTTAATTCTGTTATTCATAAAATTTCAGCTAAGGTTATAAATCAATTAAATGATCTATTATTATATTCACTTGTTTATAAATATGCTGATAAATCTGGTATGAATCATAATATTGTAATTGATGAATATAAAAAAATTAATGATGTATATAAATTTAAATATTCAATAAATGATTTCTATTTACATATAAAAGAGATTAATATAAATAAAATAATATTTGATCTTATATTCTTAGATATAAAGAATTATTTAACATTTTATCCAAATTGTAAATTATTATATATTGGTATTGATGGGGTACCGAGTGTTGGTAAAATGATTGAACAACAAGATCGTAGATATAAAGGACATTTAATGAGTCAAATTAATAAGGTTATTAAAAAGAAATATGAATCTCAATTAAATAATAATAATTTTGATTATTCAAATATTTACAATGAATTAGAATATCTTAATTTAAAATTTTCATTTGATAAAAGTTTAATATCTCCTCAAACTGATTTTATGATTGATTTCATAAAAGAATTAGAGAAACAAAATTTTGGCTGGAAAACAACAAAGACTGTAATATCTGGATTTGATGAAATTGGAGAAGGTGAAAAGAAAATTGTTAAGTATATAAAGAAATATAATACTAAAGAAGATCATATAATTATTTATTCGCCTGATGCAGATGTAATAATTATGTCAATGATATTACCACATCATATACACATATTACGGCATGAACAATCTGATTCAAGAGATGACATTATTGATATTCAAAGTATAAGAAAAGAATTTTATCCTGTTGAAGATATAGCTTATATATTTTCAGTATTCGGAGATGATTTTATCCCTAAGATTGAATGGATTAATGTAACAAAACATTTAACAAAAATATTAGAAGAATATAAAAAATTAAATATTAAAATAATAGAAAGTGGAAAAGTAAATTTAAAGCATTTACAATTATTTTTTAAAAGCCTTAAGAAATACGAGCATCAATTTCAACCATCAAGAAATCCGTTTGATAATTTCGAAACTTGTGTTAATTATAAATCTTTTAAATACTATAATGAGATAAATGATATTAATAGTTTAGCAAGAAAATATCAACCTACATATGAGATTGAAGAACAAGATGTTCCTGCAGTAGATTATTATAAAGCAATGTTATGGAAATATAATTATTATTTTTTAGATGATGAATTAAATAATGATTACTATTATCAGTATGATAATGCACCATCTATCGATTCATTAATTGAGTTTAAAGAATTTGATAAAGTTATATTAAATTATAAAACAACTATAATTATGCCTATCGATCAATTATGTTTTATATCACCGATTGATGTATCTGAATATGTTAAAAAACAAGATATGAATAGATCAATTGCAAATAAATTATATAAATTAATGAAAATACAATTACCAGAAATTAAAAATATAAATGTAGAAACTGATGGTGGTAAAATTAATATAGATAATATATTTAATTGTACAAATGCAAGATATTTGAATAAATGTGATTTGAAATTTAATATTATTAAATTCCAAGAGTTTAAAAAATTATTAGAATAAATTAATTGAATTTATTTATTATTATACTGTCAAAGAATTCAAGACTATTTGATATTGCTTCATCCATATTAAAATATTTATAATTTGCTAATCTACCAACAAAAAATATATTTTTTGATTCTTCATTTTTTGCAAGAATTTTATACTTTTCGTATAATTCTAAGTTTTTTTTATTTGGAACTGGATAATATGGCTCACCATAATTGTTTGTTTTTTCGCTTACAATAATGGTATCATCTGATTTTTGATTTAAAAAATGTTTATATTCTACAATTCTTGTATATGGAAAATTCTTGGATGGATAATTTACAACTGAATTTGGTTGATAATACTTTGTATTCTTTATTATTTTTACATCAAAATCAATACTTCTATATTCTAATTTTTCTAAATTAGAAAAATATGAATCAATCGGTCCAGTAAATATTATCACATCATAATTATTATCTTTTATATATTCAAAATAGTCAGTATTTAATTTAATATCAATATTTTTATTATCTAACATCTTTTGAAAAAAATGTGTATATCCTTTGTGTGGTAAAGCTTGATATTTATCATTAAAATAACGTGTATCAAAATTAGATCTTATTGGTATTCTTTCTAAAACTGATTTATCTAATTCATTCGGATATTTATCCCATTGTTTAAATGTATAATCTTTTATTAATTTATCATATAATTCATTTCCAATTCTTGATTTTGCCATTTCCTCACTATTATTTATTTTATCATATTTAATTTGATTTTTCTCCAACCATTTATTTACATCATTTTCATTTTGTAAATTCTCGTTACATAATTCATTAATCGTACTAATATTTACGGGGATCGTTACATATTTATCATCTGTGTATGAAATTACTTTATGTTCCCATCTTATCCATTTATCGAAAGTATTAATATAGTTCCATACTTTTTCATTATTAGTATGAAATAAATGTGCGCCATATTTATTCATTAAAATTCCTGTTTCATTATCAATAAAATCATAACAGTTACCTCCAATATGATGTCTTTTTTCAATGATTGTAACTTTATTATTTAATTTATTTGCAATTCTTTCAGCAATTACTGCACCTGAAAGACCACAGCCAACTATTAAAAAATTTACCATATATATATATATATAGATATTATTTAGATCAGTACCGTCAGAAACTAAAGTTAAGAACTTACATCAATTTTTTTATACTACTTATTGTATCATTTAATAGATTAATTTTAAATAAATGTGATTTAAAATTTTTAATTGATCAAGATTTACAAGATATATATAAATTAGAAAATGTTGAAATATTTACAAATATAAATAATATTGTAGAAGCTTTTAATAAAACACTTGAAGATTTCTATAAGAGTCACATATAATTAAAATATATATATGGCTCTTATAGAAAATTATTGAACTAAATTATTCGTCAATCTATTAAAAAGATCTTTTGTTAATATTACTTTTTCATGCTTTACTTCAACTTCTTTTTCTACCTCTTTTTTAATTTCAACCTTTTCTACAAAATTACCAATAAATTCCTCTTCTAATTTAACTTTTAGATAACTATCATTTAATCCCTCTAATAAAATTGTTTCTCCTTTGGCTACCTTTATGATTGAATTATTGTTTAACTCAATTAAGTAATCACCTATTGTTTCTACACTAAATCCATTAAAATCAATAATTGGTGAATTAATTTTAATTTCATGAATTGAATTAGACTCAGTACCTATTAGAACATTATTATTACCATATTTAACTTTAATTAAACCTTTGATGTTTAAATTAATATCTTCCATTAAAGTATTACAAACAGAACCTATTTTATTGAAGCTACTATTTTTTAATAATCGGATACCTCCTGGTAGTTTAGTAGATGGTATAGCATCAAAATATTCACCAGTTGCATCCCATTTTGGAATATTTATTGAATTACCTCCATTGAAATTTGAAAAATGAGTCTTTTCATAGGGGATAAATTTATTTTGATTAGATGTCATTATTATTATAAAATTAATAATAATTAAATCTTTATATTCTAGTTTAGTTTTACATTTCTTCAAAGTTCATAAAGTTATCACTAAATGCATTTAATGCGGTAGGTTCATATAAACTAGATGTCTTAAAATTAGAACACGTTTGTTGTCCCATATTTTTTAATTGATTCATATTTTGTTCCAAAATACTCATTGGCATATTTGGTGTCATTAAATTATGTGCATGTATTTCTCTCTGTTGCTGTCCAAATTGTTGTTGCTGTCCAAATTGTTGTTGTTGTCCAAATTGTTGTTGCTGTCCAAATTGTTGTTGTTGTTCATTTTGCTGTTGTTGTTGCTGTTGTTCTTGTAATATAGCTTGTCGAATTAATTCTGGAGGCATCTTATTTAATTTTTTTGAGTTATTATTACCCATTTGTAGGTTTCGTTCAATATCTTTTTCAAAATTTCCTTGCTTAGGTGATTCACTCATTGTCATATTTGATAAACCTGAAATTTCTGATAAATCCGATAATTCATCTGGTTTATTTTCTTCTTTTATTGGTTTATTAGATTTTTTATTAGATTGTTGATTAGATTGTTGATTAGATTGTTGGTTAGATTGTTGGTTAGATTGTTTGTTGTTTGGTTGTTTATTATTTGGTTGATTAGATTGTTGGTCTGTATTTTCAAACTTTTCCTTTGTACCATCTTCATAATTAATTGGTTTATTTAATTTAACTTCTATTGGTTGATCATCATTTATATTCTGAATAATTTTATTTTTCTTTTTAATAGTTTCAAAATATCTATAAAGTAAATATCCTATTAATCCAATAACAATTATACTAAATAAAAAATTATCTCTAAAACATGGATATAATTTATTATATAACCAATCTAATATCCAATGATTACCATTATGTTTAGTAATATATACTTTATTTAATTTAGTTAATAACATGGGATCTATTAATTTAGGCTTAGGTCTTAAATTATAATTCATTTCCTCTATGCAATAGTTTAGAAATTAAATAATTTAAATTGCTAAATTCCTTCTTTTTACTTGCCAATTAGAAAATCTACAAAGTTCAGGAATAAAACATATTAAAACCAAACAAAATGCACCAATCGGTACATAGGTATATACACTATATAAAGTATATATATTATCAGATAATGTATTCATAATTTTATTATTAATATTATTAATATTATTTTATATTACTTATAAATTAAAATTTCTATAAATAAATCAAAAATCTAAATCTGAAGAAAGTGTAAAATCACTTTTTGTTTTATTTTGTGTATATGCATTTTGATATCCACTATCTCTTTCTTCAAAGAAATTTGCTTTACCTGATAATGATATTTTTTCCATAAAATCAAACGGATTTTTTACATTTTCATATAATTTAGAATATCCAAGTTGATTTAATAATCTATTTGCAACAAATTCAATATAAGTTGACATCTCGTTAGAATTCATTCCAATTAGTCTACACGGTAGGCTCTCATTAATGAATTCTTTTTCTATATCAACTGCATCTTTCATAATTCCTTTAACAATTGATTCATCTAATCTATTTACAATTTTAGAATATAATAAACATGCAAAATCACAATGTGATCCTTCGTCTCTAGCAATAAATTCATTTGACTTTGTTAGTCCAGGCATTAATTTTCTTGATTTAAGCCAATATATTGCACAAAATGATCCACTAAAAAAGATTCCCTCAACAATAGCAAATGCAATTAATCTTTTTGAGAAAAGATCATCACTCTTAATCCAGTTTAATGCCCAATCTGCTTTTTTCTTAACACATGGAATAGTTACAATTGCATTAAATAATCTATCTTTTTCAGTAGGATCTGTAACATATGTATCTATTAGTAAAGAATAAGTTTCTGAATGAATATTTTCCATATATGCCTGAAATGAATATGCAACTTGCGCTTCTAGTACTTGTACATCTGTTGTAAATCTATCAAGAATATTCATATTTACAATACCATCAGATCCAGCAAAAAATGCTAGTACATTTTTAATAAAATATCTCTCGTTATCATTTAATTTATTTTCCCAATCATTTCTATCTTTGGATAAGTCTATTTCTTCCGCAGTCCAAACTGAAGCTTGTTGTTTTTTATAACATTTCCAAATATCTGTATGTCTAATTGGAAATAATGTAAAACGCTGTTCTGTTGGATCCAATAAGGGTTCTGGAAGATAATTGTTAGTTTCTATAGACATTGTATATATATAATCTAAACATATTTTTATATAATATATATAAATCAATTTTTATAGCAATATGGTATAAAAAAAATTGAAAATATTTTTAAATATGAGTTCCTTTCTTAATTAATTAGGCGAGTGCTATCTGAATCTTCTGGGTTCTTTTGAGTACAGGATTTGCCACCCAGGTTCTACTATGAGAACTAACGGGTTTCTCTCAGGGACACCGTGTAAGCCTGCGAGGGTTTATGTAACGGGAAACCGTGTAAGGCATTCGTGCCTTATGTACTTGTATAATTTTGTAACTTTTAAATTCCATTCAACATAAAGTTACCATCGTTTAACGGTCGATGAAGAAGGGTTTTGTGGACCTATCTTAAAAAGGTTTTACAACC